TACCAACAATAACACTTGTCTCATCTCCAGTTGGAGTGATCTCTCTATACGTACCTGTTCTGTGAATCGTCGAGATTCTTTCTTGACCGGGTGTGCAATCAACTTCAATGATGTGTGATGCTTCATCTGCATCATCTTTCTTCTCATAAGATAAAACATGATTGGCTGGATATACAGGCGCAACAACGCTATCAATTGCTGGAAATACCCAATTATTCTCGTGCGCAGCATTTGCAGTTGGAACTTTATCGTGTGCTTCTCTTAATTCTACTTTCTTTGTGTATGAGAAAGACTGCTTGTAATTAATTTCAGATGTTGTCTTAGCCGCTCTTGGAGTTTCTGGTATATCTAATTTACTTTGAACTGGATATCGTTTGTCGGGGTCAGTAAATCCAAATTGATAATCAACCGCACTTGATGTACTTGGAATCGAACCCATAATGACAGGATCCTGCGCATTAGAACCGTCTCGAAAGAATCCAACTACCCAAGAACCTTGATAAAGACCTGTCGCACTTTGACCACTTTCTGTCATAGATGCAGATGTAACAGGAATCATTGGAGTAGCCCATGGTAATTTCTCTGTTGGAAGTTCATCTTTATTCTTTGTATGGAATCCATAACATCTAACTCGACATCTACCCATCTCTAATGGGTCATTAATGTCTTCGATCACACCTGTGAACCAGAAAAAGGTCCCGCCATTGTATATAAAATTTTCTGTGTTCATACCTCTATTTCAAATCCATCTCTTTTTACTCTTATATTAGTGTGATATTCACCATTTTCAAATGTATGAATTGCCGAGGTGATGACATACTTGCCCGACATATGTTTATCGTGTTCACCGCCCTGAGAATTTTCTGTCTTGTCTCTTTCTCTTGGATCAATCGCACGGGTAATATTTAATTTAATTATAGCGCCGGCATTCAGTTCTAGATCACCAAATAATTTTATATCGTGTGTGGTTGAATCAAGTGATTCTAAATTTGCTTTGAGTTTTCCTTCAGAATTTTTCTTTATTTCATTATAATTTTTATCTATGCCCTCGAAAGAAAAAGCATTAATAGATGTGAATTCACAATGAGCCTGAAACTCTTTATCGATTGTTCCATCAACCACTGTCTTATCCGTTGAATAAGAATCATATTTATTTAACGTGGGCTTTATAGTTGAACCATCAAATTCTTCCATCGTAAATTGTTTATTTCCTATATCCAAATAATAATTTTCTGATGCGTATGCTCCTTGCATGCCTTGGAAAAATTTACTTAGTTTTAAATCTGATGATATCTCAAGTATTCGAAATTTCCTCTGATTGAAATCATCATCAGTATGTGCCTCGTAATCAAATTCTCTTGCATCATAATATTCATTATGAATATTCTCAGAACAAATATCTGTAAAAGATTTTAGATGAATCAAGCCATCAAGTGTCTGATAAAAATAAAATGGATTCCTTTTCTCATCAAATGATTTTCTTCTGAGCCACTCTATACAACCCAAAGGTGTGTTATAATTAAGAACACCTTGAAACCTTGAATCCGCTTTTGAATCGACAACAAATTTTTCTTCTTTCAAATCTCCTATCATTATGCTTTCAATGATCTCGGATGTAGTACCTTCAACTGCTCTGGAAATCTTTTTGAATTCAGAATTATATGCGTGATTAGAAATTCCTGTTAAAGAAAAAGCCTGTACATATTTTTCTGTTCCTTTACCATAGCCAGGATATTCTGTGATAGAGAATTCAAGATTAATTCTCTTTTTTGAGGAGACACCAGGCTTCTCGAAAGAAAATCTGAGTTTTTCTTGGCCGATGATCGGAAAATCTTCTACGAGATTATTTGTATCTTTAATATTCACCTTACACATAAGTGTATTGGAATATATACTCTCTGTTATGGAGAATTTAGCAACTATATTCTGAATCTCATATACTTCACCTTCGTGGTTCTCAAGTTCTATCTTACCAAATTTATAACTTGACGGAGTGATAGGCTTGCCAGTGCCTAATCCTATATTTTTCTGTACAGTATTCATTTAATTTTTTTCGAGGCCTTTTCTCCAATTTGTATTACTCATTTAACAATTCTTCATATCTTTCAGCGAAAGGTTCAACCGCAGATTCTCTTAGAACAACGATATCTCTTTTTGCTTCGTTCTCATCATTTTCATATTCATAATATGTAGTGTAATTGGGATTATTGGTAATTGGAAGCTTCCCATCTCGTGCGAGATTTTCATCTAGATCGAGTTCTCTCAGTGCATCATATGCGGTTATTCTAGTATCATTACTATCTACATAAGATTGAGGAGCATTAAAGGATTCAACCCAACTTCTATTTGTCTCAAATAATATCGTACTTAAATATTTTGACATAAAGAAAGTACCTAAAGCATCTGTGCCGTATGGATACCATTCACTCTTAAATGGATCATCGGTTATCTCGGTTGCAGGACTTGCGCCAACCCAAGACACCACAGTGGGAGGGAAGTAATACGCAATCAAGCCGTCGCGTGCTTCTTGAGATAATTGATCACTGCTTAATATGGCTTCGAGCTCGCCATCGACGAAGAATCTTGGTTCGTCGTCAAGGTCAGCTGGTATGGAGACACCCGTAAGGAGATAGCTGTCTTCGCGGCGAGGCCACAGAAATCTTTCTGGGCGAGAGCGCAGCCAATTTTGAGATGAATCCAAATCATCACTTGTTATTTGTGTTCGATTAAAGAGATATGTTACATCATATTCATCATTACTTTCTTCGGTAGAGACAAATCCATCTTCCCAATCGAATTCGGCAGCATCATTGAAGTAGCTAGAATCCCAGATCTGATTCTGATCAAACATATCTAGTGTTCTCACCGAGAGATCAAAGACTTGTGCTGGTTCTTCAAAATCTATCTCACCTCGGGCGAAAGGAGCAATGTTATCATCAACAACGGTCGTTTCATTCAATAGTTTTTCATATATCTCTGGATAATATTCTTTGCACCACGGTAATCCATGATTTTCTGCCCAAGCCAATTGCTGTTTCTTCGAGCCTTCGTAGATGAAATAATATTTCGCATCATCATTAGTGAGAAAAGAACTTTCCACGTCTTTTACCCACAGCTGTAATTTGTCCGAATCATATAACACAGGTGTCGCATGGTGACCTTCCCCCTCAGAAGTTTTTCTGAATAATTTTAGGCGACCATCAAATTCAATGCCACCAAGATAATTTTTATACTGGGCCAATTTACCATCATCAAAGAAACTTTGAAAAGGAAAAAATTCTAATACAGAATAAGGGCCATATTTTTTTCTTAGATAATCACCCAATTCAATATAACCCTTAGGCCAATTTTTCATGCCATCTTTTAATAATTCATTGATAATAAAAAATGTCCAATGATAATCTGGTGTCTTATATAATTTATGAGAAACTTGGTCAGGTCTTTCACCATCTTTAATACTATATGTAAGATAAGCAGCAAGATCGCTTGTGACATCTCTATTAACATCGACATATCGATACATATCAATTATCGTTGTATTAATATTTGGTGTAAATTCGTCGAAGGTATATGGAACCTTTGGAAATTGTGAAAAGAATTTCATAAGTTATATTTATCTATTTATTTATTATTGCTAGCGTCGGCCCCTACCTCGACGACCATTAGCTGAGGTAATCACTCTCGATGGAACAGAAGAATCACCAGGCGCCTGCTTTTGTGCTTCCTGTGTCTTAACTCCTTGAATCACTGGGTTACCTGTCTCTTGATCAATGCCTCTATTTTGCATCTGATCATTTTCCATATCCTCAATATCATTCCTTGTAAGAGCACGAGTCTCTTGATATGTCAAATTCACGTCAATGACAAGAGGTGCTTTATCATTAAAATATATGTTTGCATCAGCATTGAAAGTAGAACTACATTGAGTTAAATAACAAGAAAAAATTCTGGGAATATATGTATTTTCTGATAAAGATTCTTCACCTTGATCCATAAATCTGATAGTCCATACTGGTGGAAAATCAACAATAAAATTGGAAGACCCACCTTTTCTCGCGGCGTATGTAAAATGGCGAAATTTAGAATGAATTTTTCTTATTACCTCAGACTCTTTCTGATTTCGAGCTACCAATTTAAAAGCAAAAGAGAAATTCCTCACTCCATTAGCCTTAAAGGTTGTATTAGTATTTGGATTCTTAACAGTCTTTTGTTGGAAATCAAATTGTTCTCCACTACCCATAGTCTTGGCTATGTTCTTACTCGCTCCACCGAAAAATCCTCCAATACCTTTACCTATTGCACCAAGGGTGGCCATTGCGCCGTTTGCCTGCGCAGCACCGATGGCGGTTGCTGCTACGATACCTAGATCGATTGTACTAAAATCTGCATTCTCTGTAAATGAAATACCAGCTGGAGAAGGTAGATAAATATGATGTTGATCTGCATTACCATCTCTTCGGTCATACGCAGTAAATTTTATCAGAGGTCTTTCAGGCTGATTACTTATTTCTAAAGGAAATATTAAATTAGATTTATCCATATATCTATTTATAAATATAATATGACCTACAAAGGAAGATATAGTATAAAGAATACATCAAAATATGAGGGTGATCCGTCAAGGTGCATCTTCAGATCCTTGTGGGAAAGACAGGTATTTCGATGGTGTGATGATAATCCTTCTATCATAAAGTGGTCGAGCGAAGAAACAGTGGTGCCTTATAGATGCAAGACAGATAATAAAATACACAGATACTTTGTTGATCTAAAAATTACAACTAAAGATGGCAGGACATGGCTCATTGAAATAAAACCTGAGAAAGAAACTAAAGAACCAAAGATGCGAAAGAAGACAAAGAGATATATTAAAGAGGTCATGACATATATAAAGAATCAATCTAAATGGGAAGCCGCGAAAGAATATGCAGAGAATAGAGGTTGGAAATTTGATATATGGACAGAGAAAACAATCAAAGGACTTGGGATAAAGTTATTGACTTGATTATAAATAGAAGTAATGGCAAAGAAATCAAGTTTTCAAAAATTAGAACAGGAAGCGTTTAAGGCTGGGATCACACCCAGAACACAGCAATCGCTAAAATGGTTTAAGAAAAGACTTTCAACTTTTAATGTAAGTAGACCTGACCTATTGAAAGATGAAGAATTATTAAGAGTAGATCAACCATTGCCAGGCAGAATGTATATGTATTTTTATGATCCAAAACATAAAGCCACATTGCCATATTATGATAGATTTCCACTCATCATTCTAGTTGATAAGGTAGAAGGAGGCTTCACTGGTCTTAATCTTCATTATCTTCCCCCAAATTTAAGAGCAAAATTCTTCGATAAACTCTTAGGATTTACAAATAATAAAACATACAGCACCACGACAAGATTTAAATTAACATATGATTTTCTCAAGAGTGCATCATCATTAAAAGAATTTAAACCTTGTTATAAAAGATATTTAACGGCAAAGGTACAATCAAGGATAACCCAAGTGCCACCAACCGAATGGGAAGTAGCACTTTTCATGCCAACAGAACAGTTCAAGAAGAACAGTAAAAGTTCTGTTTGGAAAACATCAAGAAGCTTAATCTAATGAGTTCAAGTATAGAAAATTTAAAATCAGAAGTAGTAAGAAGAAGTGGCTTAGCGAATCCAAATAGATTCAGAGCAATGATAAATGTGCCTGACTATGTGAGAGAAGGCGGGCGATTTGATATGAGAAGTCTTGATCTACTATGTGAATCGATTTCATTCCCCGGTAAACAAATCGAAACACTTGATTACTCAATGTATAGAAACCCATTGAGGATGCCAACCGGTTATATCAACGATGATGTCACAATCACTTTTAGATTAACAGAAGATTTCTATGCGAAGACCATATTTGAAAAATGGCAACAAGGAATCATCAATCAGAAGACATATACACTTCGTTATCTCGCAGAATATGTATCGGATATTTCACTTGAACATCAAGATAAGCAAGATGAAGTCAAATATGGAATAACACTAAGAGATGCTTATCCCGTAACTTTAGGCGCGGTTGCCAAATCTCAAACAACAACAGATACTATCCTAACATTAGATGTAACATTCTCTTGCCGCGATGTGATTATCAACAGTTGATAACTGTATAAATACTTATCCAATTAAATTATTAAAATATTATGCCATTACCTATATTAGAAACAGCAAAACACACGATTGAAATTCCTTCAACGAAAGAACAGGTTGAATTCCGACCTTTTCTTGTTAAAGAAGAAAAAATTCTTCTTCAGGCACAAACAACTGAAGATGTGAATGAAATTACAAAAGTGGTCAAGGACATCATATCAGTATGTTCTTTTGAAAAAGTAAAACCGAATGATCTCACCATATATGATATGGAATACATTTTCCTCCAACTGAGAGCCATCAGTATTGGAGAGAACATTGAATTCAGTATCAAATGTCAAGAGTGTGATAAGAAAAATATCGTAACTATTGATCTTACTGAAGTTAAGGTTCAATTTCCTTCGAAGAAAGCAGAGAGTAAATTACAATTGAATGATGAAGTCGGAATTATTCTTAGACCTATTCGTGTTAAAGATATCAAAAATATCGGGGATGGTTCTGATATTACACCAGGCATCATTGCATCGATTGAAAGTATCTTTGATGAAGATGGTGTTTACAATACAGATGATACAAGTAAGAAAGAACTCAACACATTCATTGAATCTTTGAGTCACAGTCATCTTCAATCTATTCAAGAATATATTCAGAATCAGCCAAAGCTTTCTCATACATTTAAATTTAAATGCCAGTTTTGTGGACATGAAAATGAACATACCATAGCAGGTTTAGGTGATTTTTTTACCTAAGTCTTTCACATGAATCTTTACTTAATCACTATCAAACTAACTTTGCGATGCTTCAACATCATAAATATAGTTTGACAGAATTAGATAATATGCTACCGTGGGAGAGACAAGTGTATGTAGGAATGTTACAGAAATACATCGCAGACGAAAACGCAAGAAACCAAGCCAAAAATTAAAGAAATGGAAAACTCAGAAAATATCCAAGGCATAAATGAAAAGCTACAATCTCAAAAAATCCAAGAGAAGCTTAATTCGTCGCTTGAAAATCAAGCTATGGAACTGGGTAAGGCTATTGATGATTCGACTAGATCATTGATTTCTGGCATAAAAACAAGTAATGCAAAGTATGTTGATGAACTTGATGTCATAAAAGGTAATATCTTGGATTCTGTTCAAAAGGCCACCTCTGGTGGTAATTTGGAGATGGATCTCGATAAGAGTATTTCTCTATCATCTTTAATGGGTGATATGAAAAATATGGATAATCTCAATATGGTATTGGCTTTTAAATTCTTAAAAGTTAAGAGAAATATTCTTAAATCTGTCGATAAAGCCACCAAGGGTGGTAATCTAGAGTTAGATATCGATCCATCGATGAAATTATCGGAGCTTCTTGGCGAACCTCCTAAAGTAAATTTAGTTCATGCTTTCAGATGGTTAAGAATAAAGAAAAATATTCTTAAAAAAGTCGAAAAAGCAACTGAAAGCGTTGATTTGGTGATAGATCGAAAGATGTCACTTAATGATGTTCTTGGATCGACACCGGATCAAGATATTCTGACAAAGACTAGATTCTTTCTGATTCGCCAAGGTCTATTAAATAGAATTTCCAAAGCAGCCAAAGATTTTGATCCACAAGAATCTGTCGATAATATTACTGGTGGATTGGGTGGCGGTGCAGCGGCATCTATTGCACCTGTTGCTGCGGCACCTGTTGCTGGGGCAACATCTTCAGTTATTCCGTCTGATGCTATTGAGGCTATTACAAAAACAAGTTCATCTCTAGAAACATTGGTAGATTCATCAAAGGGTGATGTATTACAGGATAGAGAAAATCGTAAAGAAGATATAGGTAGAGAGAAGAAAAGAACTTTGGCATTATCTAATCTTACAGGTGGCAAAGGTGTAATTGCATCAGGTAAGGAGAAAGTTGGAGGAACGATAAATTCTCTTAAAGACAACATCAAATCCAGACTTGGATTCGGTGGAGGTGATAAAGCCGGCGGTGGAACAGGTAAAGCAGCTGGTGGAGGAATAGGTGGCGCGCTGGCTGGAATAGGAAAAGGTGCTGGCGAAGGAATAGCTGGATTCATGAAGGGTCTTGGTAAAGGTCTTAAAGCACTGGCTGATAAAAAGTATTTGATTTCTGCCGCGGTTCTCATTGCCTTGGGAGGCGCATTATTTGTAACAGGTAAAGCACTAAAAGAATTTACTGGTATAGATTTTAAATCTGTTGCACTAGGTGTTGTAACTCTAGGGGTTCTTGCTGTAGGTGCTAAAATTATAGGAAAAGCAGCCAAAGAAATTTTTATTGGTTCTCTCGCCATTGCTGCACTAGGAGCATCTTTAATACCAGCGGGATTTGCTTTTGGAATGTTCTCTGATATCAATTGGAAAGGTGTGGGAATTGGAATAGGGGTGCTGACGGCATTAGGCGCTGCGGCGTTTGGTCTATCATTCATCGCACCTGCAATCCTCATAGGCGCCCTTGCAATAGCAGCATTGGGTGCAGCATTGATACCAGCCGCATTCGCATTTAATATATTTGGTTCGGCACTAGAAAAAATCACACCATTCATAGGTGCTTTCGGAGCTGCGATCTCAACCATAATTGGAGCAGTTGGTGATTTCTTAACCAATTTCGTGGATTCACTTAGTAAATTAGGAGATGCTGGTCCCGGTCTTCTTATTGCGGCCGCAGGAATAGCAGCCGTATCCGCCGCTCTAATAGCATTTGGAGTCGCGGCTGCTGCTGGTGGTATAATGAGTTTCTTCTCGGGTGATCCTGTCAAAAAATTCATTGAATTGGGTAAAGTCGCGCCTGATTTAGCAACAGCATCTGATTCAATCGATAAACTTAGTGCTTCAATACAGGCATTTGATACAGGTGAGCCTGATAAATTAGAAGAATTTGTTGATCAGATTAAAAGACTTTCTAAACTGAAACTAAAAACAGTTGCCAAGGTAATGCAACACATATCAGAGATATCTGGTGCTGCCCTCGCACCTGCAAATGTATTGCCAGCTGGTTCTGCCATAGGACAACCTGCATCTACTCAATTAGAACAAAAGAATACACCTAGTAGTAAAGAAATAAAAGATGAAGGAGTAGTTACAAAAGAATACATCGAAGCTTCGTTGGCCGTTGATAAGACCAATGATGCTCTTTCAAAATTTGAAGCAGATAAAAGTAAATCCTTCAAGATGGTTGAAGTGGAAGATGATTTCTCGGATTGGAAAGAGAAAGTATATGATAATGAAGAAGACCAGGTAAAATTTAAAGAATTACAGAAGGCGAACTCGAGTGCTGAAACGCGTAAAAAAGATGAAAAAGATAAAATAATCGGCAGTGATGCACGCTTCGGCAGCACGAAAATGATGCTTGATAAACTCAAGTTCGCTGAAAAGAACTTTGATCCAACTCAGCTTGATTCGATGAAAAATGCGAAAGGTAACTATGAATTAGGAACCATGTCAAAAAATGGCGGTATCGACGCTAACATCGAAGCCTTTTTAGATTCCAAAGTTGATAAAGTCAGAATGGAGCAACTTGAACAGTCGAATCCTACGAAGACGATACCTGATCAAATGTTAGACATTGCCAAATCCGCAGCTGCACCTGCAAAGGCTATTCCTTCAATGAAATCTGCGGTTCCATCATTAGAACAAAAGAATACACCTCGTAGTGGAGATATAAAAGATGATGGAGTAGTTACAAAAGAATATATTGAAGCTGCTTTAGCATCTGAGAAAGCATACAAAGCCTACAAGACCTTTGCCGAGGATGGCGCGTCCGACTTTGAGATGGTTCAAAGGACTATTGAAGAAATGCGCGACGCCAAAAAAATGGGGGACACCAGCGGCTTCAAGAGGATATATGCTAATGAAGAAGATCAAAATACCTATGACTCTTTGAAGATGGATTTCGACGAAAAGTCTTCAGCGCGCACGGCCGAGAGGAATAAAATAACAGGCTACGATCATGATCGTCGTTATTCAGGCGCTGACGGAACTGCCTTTGCCATGAAGAACCTTGATCCATCAAAGATTGAGGGATTGTCAGAGACAGCAGATGGAGGCCGCCAGTTTACTGGTGATAGATCTGATCTTAGACTCGGCGTGGATCAAATTTTCGCGGAGGCTGTAAATAAAGCCAAAAATCTACAAATAGAGGCATCGAAACCTCAAAGTAATTCTGTTGAAAAAATGGAAACACAATCTGGTAATATATTAGATATGGCTTCTCGACAAAATGAAGCCGATAAGAATGCA